ACAACCAGCCACTTCTATTAGTATAGCTTGCATTAACTATAAACTTTTTATCTGTCTGTTTTTTAACAAGACTACTTGTTATATCAGTATTATCAAAATACACAACAAGACTATCATTTTTATACCTTTGTCCAAATCTTGATAAGGTTCTGGAGATTGATATTTACCTTTTTCTATCATTATTTCTATCATGCGTTCTATGTCTTCCAAATTTGCGTTCTTTCTATCAATATACGATTTTAAATCTGGAAAATCAAGTAGTTTTAATCCTTCTTCAGCAGAAATCATTCCTGCTTGTAGTAATTCTTGTACTGATTGAAGCTTTCCAGCAGGCGTAGAAGGTAGAGATGATGTTGGAAATAGTTTCATCATATATTGTTCTTCTTCTAAGTCTACTTCTTTCCAGTCAATTGTTTCTAAGAATTTGTCGCCTTTAACTTTTACACTTAGACCGCCTTCTTCGCTGTAAATGTCACGTGCTAGGTCGATAAAAATTTTAGATGCTTCAAGGAAGCTATCTTGAAAACGCCTGGATATAGATTGAAAGCGTTCACTTTCGATGTCACTAAATTCTCGAAGTGCGCGCCCACTGTCTAGACCTGCTGGTTTTGATGATTGAGCACTTAATTGTGATATTCCTGCGATTTCGTATGCTCTATTATATAAACGGTCTAGGTGCATGAATAAATCTTGAGGAATAGCGGAGACACTTTCATATGAAGGCTTTGTTCCAACGTATTTTACAATGCCGCCTATTTTGTTATTTAGGTGTGCTGTTACAACTTTTGAAGATGCTTCTACGAAAACTTTTGGGATTGACGTTAAATGCATACTTACTTGTATGGTTTTTAAAATTTTGTTTATTTCTAACTGAAGTCCTGCTAATTGTTCCGCCAGCCCTTGTCCGAAAAATCCTAGAGGTCTTCGGTTCCATCTTATAAATACGAATGGGAAGTAGGTTTTATTATATTCTTCTGAGAATAAACACTTGTTTTCTAAACAAATAGTGCGTAATCCGTCAGTAGCTTCTGGTCCTGAAGGTAAATGCCAAGATTCGATTACTTCTAGCATGTCTTCGTTTTCAGCTTTTCGGTAAAAATCGTGTTCTTTTCCAGCTTGTTCAATAAATCCAACATGTTCAGGGAACATTTCTTTAAGAACGTCGCGGTGTATTTGTTTTTTTTGGTGCATTTGTCTAGGTTCGCCGTAGATTGATTCTGTATCGTCTACTTTTAGCTCGTCGATAAACACACGTTCGGCTTTTACCATTGATCCGTCTTTGTAAAGCTTGATTGCGCCGGTTCCGAATATGCAGGCGTCTTGAAATGCCATTTCAGCAATGTCGTAATAGTTACATGCGTAGAATTGACCTTCTACAAATTTAGTCAGCTTTCTGGCTTTTGATTGTAATGACCAATGAGCGCCATCAGTTAAAAACGTTGCTTTTGGTTTTTGTTTAGTGATTTTACTTACTACGGTGTCTATCATTGATTGAATAATGTTTAAAGTGACGCGATTTTGTACGCTTTGAGTAGTTTCGTGTTGAGATTGTATGTATCCACTTAAGCCGAGAAGGTCGTAATTGCCGTATAAGCGCATAAATCTGAGATTGTCTGAGCTTCTAAAGCTTTGTTTTTCTTCTAGTGCTTTAACTTTTGCGAAAACTGCTTTATGTCTTTCTTGTTCTGATTCTTTCCACCAATATGGTGAGTATTTTTCATAATCTTGATACATTTTAAGTCCTTATGAGTTTTTCGTTACTGCATGTTTAAGTGTTTGATGAATGATATAAGTCTGGATCGTTTCTCCAGTCGGTAGCTTCTTCTAAAGTGTCTGCTAAAGTATCAGTGTTATATTCTCCAACGTTTGAAGATAGCGTTGATTGTTGAGCTTCTTCTGGTATGAAGTCTAATTCTGATATTTCAAATTTGATTTCGCCAATGTTCATTGTTTTAACTTTATTGTCTTTACACCACATGATAAAGTTTTTTAGTTGGTCAAGGTTGGTTATCATATTGTCTCCTTAGAAAAATAGATCGTCGTCGCTCATTAAGCGTTCGTATTCTATTAATTCTTGTTCATCTAATTCTAACATATTATCTGAGTATTTACTAGCTTCCATTTTTTCAGCTTCTTTTTCTTCAAGCTGTTTCATGTAGGCGTCACTGTTTCTATGGTGTACTGTTTTAGGAGCTTCATATAAGAAGTGCCTAGCTTCTCTGTATGCATATAGAACAGCGTCGCAAATATCAGAGTGATATATTTCAGATATTTTAAGTCGGTCTGGCGTGGACTTGTCGCGGTCCCATTGGACTAGTTTGGCGTCTTCTGCAAATCTTGAGTTTGATTTTGCTTTTAACGTTCCTTTACGAAGATCTGCGTTTAACAGTTCTATGAATTCAACTTTACGTTGTTTTTCGGCTGCTTCCAAAATTATTTCATAACGTTGTGCAATTTCCTCTTGTATTTTTTTACCTAGAGCGCCGGCGTCGATTACTTTTTTGACGCAGCCGTAGGCGTTGTCAATTTCTTTTATTGCTTCTGCTAGTTCCGAAATAGTTTGTTTAGGTTTAACATATTCTTCTACTAGGTAGACTTTGTTGTGATCTTTTGAATATGCTAATACAGCGATTGCGTCGGCGTCGTTGTATCCGATATCGACTCCCATGATGTAAGTGTATTCGCCTTTTGGTAGTACGTTGTAGTCGTTTATGCTATCTTTGTATTTGTACACTAGGGAATCTACGTCTTCAACCCATTCTCCAAATGTTTCACGTCGGTAAGCTGGATCAAGTTCGGTAATGCCTTTTAACGTTCTTTCTTCGGCTAGTGTAATTTCTAAGTCTTTGTCGCCTAATTTAGGAACGTAATGAGGATGTTCAGGGAGGTTATTTAAATGTGGATTATCAAATGCTGTCCATTTGTGGTTTTTCCAGTTTGGAGAGTGGGAGCATTCATAAAAATAGCCTGCTGGTATAGGACCAGGTGTACCAGTTAGATATAGTTCTCCTCGTAAATCTCGAAGCGCAGGTGTTATGACTTCGTTGACCAAGTCGCTTATGTAGGAGCGAAATGATTGACATTCGTCGATGTAGCATTTTCTTAGTTTCCAGCCTCGATATTTTTCAACTTCGCTTCTGTCTTTGGCTCCTTCAATGTTTATTTTTGAGCCGTTTTCAAATAGAACAGACATTTCTACTTGGTTAATTTTAGCTGGTATGTTGTAGTCTGATATAATTTGCTGAATGTCGTGCCAGATGATGTTACGTGCGTTACGTTTAGATAGTGTTAAGTATAAGCATATTACGCCTTTTTCGTTTAGGCTTGTGTCAATCATGTCGGCGGCTATTCCCACAGTCTTCCCGGCACGACGTGAGCATACTGCTGTACGAAATCGCGGACCTTTGTCTTTAAAGAACTTTATCTGTTCTGGAAAGCAGTGTTCATTGAATGAAAAAAGCGGCTGTTGCTTTTCTTTAGCTTTTTGCCGCTTTTGTATTTCTGCTATTAATGCTGTTTTGTTAACAACTATATCACTCATATGTTATAGTCTTTTTGCACCTACAGGATCTGTTTTAAGTTTTGAAACGTTTTGAGCTTTAGCTGGTTTGCTAATGTCTTCTTTTCTGGCTTCACGTTTTTCGCTTTTTATATCAGTATCTAGATGAATACCGCTTATGTTTGGATATGGTACGATAATGGCGTCAGAATCTGTATATATTTTTGCGCCGATTCCTTCTAAAAGTTCGATGGTACATGCTGGATGTGATTGAGTTTTTATTGTCGTGAAAAACTTGGACATTCTTCCTTCAAATTTTACAGCTTCATAAACTTTTAGTGATGTGATTTTTTCTTTCATTTTGTCTCCTTATTACATTAATGGACATTTAGATTGTTGTATTTTTCTACTTGAAAATAAGCCTCTTTCTATAATTGTTTGTTTTTCTTTCATCAGTTCAATAGAGCATTTAATATCTACTATTTCGTCTACGATGTTTTGTTTTCTTGATTCGTTTCCAAATGTCCACCATTCATTTATTACTTTTTTCTTGTAGTTTTTTAGGCTTATTCCAATGCGTTTTGCATTTCTTTTTTCCATATATTCTACAACTTTAGTAAATAATTGTAACTGAGTTTCAACTTCTCCGTCTGCAAATTGTCCTTGAAATCCGCCTTTTGCTCTGTGTGCCATCATTATGTTATTTGGAGTTGCAAATCTTTTGCCGTTTATACCTTGAGATATTGCGTGAGCCATGGATGCGCAGAAAATACAGATTGTATGAACATTGTCTAAAGAGTTTATGAATTGTATTAGACTGTCTCCTGCAATAATGCTTCCACCTGGAGAATCCATTGTAATGTATATTGCATATGTTTCACTGCCTCTTTGTTCTATTAGTTTTAACAGTTCTTCTTTTACGAATTGCACGCTTGATTCATTAATGCTTGTGCTTAAACGAATAGAGTTTAATGAGTTTAGGTTAATTGTTTTTGCTGAAAGTGTTAGTGTTAGTAACAGTAGTAATGCTTTTATCATTTTGATAGCTCCTTAATTCTTTCTCTAAGTATTGCATTTTGCGTAGAAATTTCTGAAATGATGTCGATTAGTTTGCTTTTTGACATTGGCTTAAGTCTGGCTTTGTAAGTTGCTTTTACTTTGGTAACAATGTCATTGTACGTTTTTTCGTTTTCTTGAGTTGTTTCATCTGACTCTGCTTGATTAGTCTGATTCATTTTCATATCCTTTTCCTAGTTTTTCAAATTCATCAAGCACTTCTTTTCTGAGAGAGCGTAAAGATAGTC